ATTTTGATTTAGAAAAATTTTCACAATCATGTGTAAAACCTCAAGGTGATGATTCTTTTGATTTCTTTAAAACTATATTGAATAATTTTGATAATATTCAAGATTCTCCTATATTTCCAAAAATTGAAAAATTTTTCTATTATTTAATAAGTTTGAATTTATTTTCGAATTTGGGTATAGATTTGTCGACTTTTGGTTTAAATACATTTGATGAAGCTAAAATTAGACGTAAATATCCTATTAAATCATTATCTTTTTTAAATTGGATATTGAATTCTTTAAAATGGGTTTGTACATCTGGTTATAATTTGATTATGACTGGTAAACTAGATGATTTTCATTATGATAGTGATAGTGTTCAAAATTGGTTTATAATGTATGAAGATATAATTCTTCAAAATAAACATTTATCAAATTTAGAAGCTTTGGATTGCACTTATCATGAATTTATTTTGAATTTAAATTTATTAATTTCAAAAGGTAAGAATATGGAATTTTATTTTAAACAATTATCTAAAGATAATAAACAACTTATGAATTTTCAAAAATGTTTATTTACTTTAAGAGATATAAAAAACAATGTTTTGAGTGTACAATCAGCTAATAAAACTAGACGATCTCCTTTTATGTTTTTAGCTATTGGGCCTTCTAGTGTTATGAAATCCACTTTAAATCAAATTTTAGCAACTTATTTAGCTAAAGTTACTAATAGACCTTCCGGAGAGGAGTATATTTTTCCAATGAATGCTTATGATGAGTTTATGTCTGGATATCAATGTTCTATGCATACTTTAATTATAGATGAAATTTTAGCTATTAAAGAATCTAGAGTTACTGAGGATGATAAATCAGTTAAAAGGTTATTGCAAATTGCTAATAATGTTCCTTATGTAACGGAACAGGCAGCTTTAGAAGATAAAGGAACTGTACCAATGCGTGCTGAAATTGTTTTAGCTACTACTAATAATAGTATGCATGCTATTGCAGCATATTATAATAATCCTTATGCTGTTATGCGTAGATTTAATGTAATTATAGAATTAACTGTTAAACCTGAATTTATGAATTTATCTGGTGGTGTTGATAAATCTAAATTACCAGATTCCAATCAATTACCAAATATATGGATATTTACTATATATCGAATTGAATCTTTAATCGATAATATGAGTAGAAGTACTCATCAGCAATTTCGACGTGAAATTGATTTGAGTGTGGGTGATAATGGAATATTTACGGATATTCATTCTTTTTTACATTATATGAAGGATCAAATTGATTTACATGATGGTTATCAAGATAATGCTATGGAATATAATGCTTCTTTTTTAAATATGGAAGTGTGTTCAATTTGTGGTAATGTTAATAATTGTACTTGTTTAAAATTACAATCTGGTAAATTTAGTTCAATAATGGCTTTAATTAAACGACAAATGAAAACTGATTGTGGTCGAAAATCATTATGTAATGAAATACATTACCAATTAGCATCAAATACTAAATCGTTGTTAGGTTTTAAATCTGATGATGATGAGGAATTTACAGATTGTAGAACTATCACTAATAAGTGTTTAGATTATATTGAAGATTTAAGTTTTGATTGTTATAAATTATATTTAGATCATAAATTAATTTTAAATAGTATTTTAAGTGTTATTGGTATATGTGGAGGATTATTGACTGCTTATAAACTTTTTACCAAAAATTCTAGTTTAGCTATTCCTCAAGGTAATATGACTTCATTAATGTCAGTTGGATCACCACCAAAATCTATGCCTGTTGAACGTGAAAATGTTTGGCATCAAAGTGAGATTGAATTATCTAAATTTGATTTTACAGATCAAATTACTACTACACGCAATGAAGATTTAAATTCTTTAGTATCTAAGAATACTGTTTTAATTTCTATTGATAATGAGTTAAATAGTGATGAATTCAAAATTTGTCGTGGTATGTGTCTAGGAGGACATTTATTTATGTTTAATAATCATTGTATTCCTAAATATAAAATATTGAATTGTTCTTTGGTAGTTGATAAGATTTTAGAAGGAGTTTCACCTAATTTGCGATCATTTAATATAAATCAAAAACAAATTTTTAGAGATCCTAAAAGTGATGTTTGTTTCTTTTTAATTAAAAATTTACCTCCTATGAAAAATTTAACAAAATATTTTGGTAAAGAATCTGTTAGAGGTAATTTTTCAGGTAATATTATTAGTCGTGATATAACTGGTGATGTGACCATAGATGAAGTTCATAATTTAAATTTTTCTGTAGAAGATTATTCTAGACATAATACTGAATTTATACATTTTCAAGAAATTTATGAGGGTCGAACTTATAAACCAACTACCAACGGCGATTGTGGTTCACCTTATGTAGTTAAATGTGGTTTTGGTAACTTCATTTTAGGTATACATGTTGCTGGTGGTATTGTGGATGGTATTAATAAAGTACATTGTTTATTTATTAATCAAAAAATTATAAATCGTGCTATAAATTATTTTAAAAATCCTATTATATCTACTAGTGCTCCATGTATTAATGGTATATCTACTAATCATGAATTGATTGATTTACATCCTAAATCTACTGTTAGATATATTCCTGAAGGTCATGCTAAAGTTTATGGTTCTTTAAAAGGAGCCCTGAAATTTGGTAAGAGTAATGTTGAAAAAACTTATATAGAGCCTTTTGTTACACAATTTGACTATGTTACACAGGGTGCTAAACCTTGTATGAAAGGTTGGGAACCTTATCATTTGGCTGTTAAAGAAATGGTTAATACTGTAACATCTTTTGATCAATATCAAATAGATATTTGTGAAGATGAATTTTTTAATGATATTATTTCAAAATTATCCAATGATCAATTATCTTATTTAAAACCATATGATTTATTTACGTCAATCAATGGAATTGATGGAATTGGATATGTTGATTCAATTAAATGGAAAACTAGTTTAGGTTTCCCTTATAATAAAAGTAAGAAAACCGCTAAGGTTGATTGGGGTGAAACTGGTAAGTTTAAATTTAATGATGAAATTATGGATCGTATTAATACAGTACATAATACGTATAGAGATGGGAGAAGATATATGCCTATATTTTCTGCAAATCTTAAAGATGAAGTAGTTACTCAGGAAAAAGCTGATTTAAAGAAGACTCGTGTATTTACAGGTGCTCCTGTAGATTGGACTATTGTTTGTCGAATGTATTTATTGCCTTGTATTAGGTTAATACAAAATAATAAATTTGCTTTTGAAACAGCTGTTGGTACAGTAGCTCAATCCAAAGAATGGGAATCTTTGTATCATTATGTTACAAAATTTGGATCGGATCGTATTGTTGCTGGTGATTTTAGTAAATATGATAAGAGAATGCCACCATCTTTTATACTTTCAGCTTTTAATATTCTTAAACGAATATGTAAAAAAGCTGGTTGGTCTGATGAGGATTTGAATGTTATATCTTGTATTGCAGAAGATGTAGCTTTTCCATTAGTTAATTTTGATGGAGATTTAATAGAATTTTATGGTACAAATCCATCAGGTCATCCTTTAACAGTTATTATTAATAGTTTAGTAAATAGTTTATATTCTAGATATGTGTACATGGAATTGAATCCAAATAAAGAATGTAGTACATTTCAAAAAAATGTAAGTTTTTTATCTTATGGTGATGATAATATTTATAGTGTCTCTAAAAATATATCATTTTTTAATCATGTTACTATTCAAAATAAATATGCTGAGTATGATATTAAATATACTATGGCAGATAAAGAAAGTGAATCTGTTCCGTTTATTCATATATCTGAAGCAGCTTTCCTTAAACGTAAATGGCGTTATGATAATGATTTAGAAGCTTTTACTGCTCCTTTAGATTTGGAATCTATTAATAAATCATTAACAATGTGTGTTAAGAGTAAAAGTTCTACTCCTCAAAAACAATCTATTGATACTATAACTAATGCTTGTAGAGAGTATTTTTGGTATGGTAAAAAAGAATTTAATAAACGGAGAGATTTATTACAGCAAGTTGTTAGGAATGCTAATTTAGAATTTTATATGCATAATAATGTTTTTCCAACATATGAAGAATTAGTTGAAGATTTTAAAAATAAATCTTTTGAAGTTAATCAATTTGAAAATTCAAAATTAACCAACATGTTATAAAACTGAGATGGGCTAGTTCTATAGTCCTTTTAAACCAAAATAGTATATATTATATAGTTACTGATATTTAAATATAGTTTAATATTATCTTTTTTGAATATAGAATGGATATAATATATTTATCTTGCTTGGGTGTTCCCCGAAATACTTATTTAAGTAGTGTTGCTAGACACAAATAAAATATTCTTTTATTGGGTATAATTCTATCCTTTAATCGTATTTCCGAATTTCAGAAAATACAATAAATTTAGAGAATGATATAGTCTCAGAAAATAATATCATGGGTAATAATGAAACCCAAAATGTTCATTTTTTAGAAGCTGATAGTGGATATTATACATCCATTTCAGATTCTTTACCGGAAGCTAGATATACTAATCAAACACCGGACGTTGGTTTAGCTGATTTTCTTAAGAGACCAGTTAGATTAACTACTATAAATTGGTTGGAAACTGATGTTATAGGTAATAAGATTGCTATTAATCCATGGCAACTATTTATATCTAATACTCCTATAGCTAATAAAATTGCTAATTACGCATTTTTGCGATCAAAATTGAAAATTAAAGTTATAATTAATGCTTCTCCATTTTATTATGGAGCTATGTTGGTTAGTTATTTACCAATGCCTACTTTCACTCCATCGACTGTTGCTATTGATGTGGCATCAAGATATTTAGTTAATTATTCTCAGCGACCACATCAATGGTTATATCCTCAAGATAATGTAGGATTTGAGATTGAATTACCTTTTTTATGGCATAAAGATTGGTTATCTTTACAAGTTAACCAAGATTTCATAGATATGGGAGCTATGAGTTTTGATATTGTTAATACTTTATTAAGTGCTAATGGAGCTACTGGTACGGGTGTTACAATTCAAGTTTATGGTTGGATGTCAGACATTGAATTATCAGGTCCATCTGTTGGTTTATCTCTACAATCTGGTACGACTAATGTACCAGTTAAAAGTAAACCAAAAATTGATATGAAGAGAGCTAAAGCTTATGGTAATACTAATGTTAGTTATACAGCTATTCAACCAGATGAGTATGATGGCGTTATATCTAAACCAGCATCTGCTTTAGCTTCTGCTGTTGGTTGTTTAACCAGCTTACCTTTTATAGGTTATTATGCTAGGGCTTCGCAAATTGGATTATCTGCTGTTGCTGGTGTAGCTTCTTTATTTGGTTTCACAAATATTCCTATTATAGAAGATATTTTGCCATATCAACCGCGTAATATGCCAGCATTAGCTTCATCTGAGATTTCTTATCCAGTTGAAAAATTAACTTTGGATCCTAAGAATGAATTATCTATAGATCCTGGTTTGACTGGAGATTCTTCTGCTGATAATATGATTATTGCTAATATTATCCAAAGGGAATCTTTTATAAATTCATATTCGTGGGCATCTACAGATGCTACTAATGCAATTATTTGTGGTGCAACCGTTAATCCAGCTATTGCTGTTAGTGATGGTGCTACAAATGAAATTGTTTATGCTTCTCCAGTTGGATATTTATCTCAAATGTTTTTAAATTGGAAAGGAGATATTATATATAGACTTAAAATAGTTTGTACAAAATTTCATAAAGGTCGTCTTCGACTTTCTTATGATCCAAGAGGACAATCTGGTACTAATATTATAAATACGCAAGATAATACATCATCTGTTTTTAATCAAATTATTGATATTGATGAATCTACTAATATAGAATTTAGAGTTCCATACCAACAAGCTTTTCCTTGGTCCTTAGTTAGGAATATCACTGCTGCTGATGAAGCTATTAAAGGTTCTAGTATTATATTTAAAAATATAGCTGGAACTGATAATGGTATGTGGGTTTTACAAGTTTTAACAGCTCTTAGTTGTCCTACTTCAACAGGTTCTATTCAGATTCAGGTTTTCGTACGCGCAGCTGATAATTTAGAATTTGCTAATCCTGGTGCTACTGGTTTTATATCAGGTCAGAATTATTCTTTATTAGCTCCGCAAGGTGGTGATACTATGTTACACACTGAAGATGAGCGTATGCATATAGTTGTTGGTAATGCTCCTTCTGAATGTAATCCTAATAGATATAATATTAATTATGGTGAAGCTATTTATTCATTACGACCATTATTGCGTCGATATGCTTTGAGTATGATTCAATCGTGTTCTGGTGGTACTCAAGATATTATATTTAATAGATTTACAATGTCTCGTTTACCACGACCATATGGTTATGATGCAGGTGGACTTAATTCGGCTAAAGGATTAATTTCTACGTTAGTTAATTTTCCTTTTAATATGCAACATCTTAATCCAATTAATTGGGTTCAAGCTATGTTTATAGGTTATAGAGGTTCTACTCATGTTTCTGTTAATTGTTTAGGTCGCGAACCTAAATCTTTGCGAATATATAGAAATAATACTAATTATGTGACTACTACTCCTTCGGCAAATTGGAATATGAATGGTGCAACAAATACTAATACTACTTTGGCTCGTTTAATGTTGCTTAATTCGACTGATGGTTTTGGGGCACAAGCTTTGACAAATACTTTAACTCAAGGGTCACTTAATGTTCATATACCTAATATGTCTAGATATAAATTTCAATCTACTAACTTATTGAATATAACTACACCTACTATTGTTGATGATTCTGGCTTGGATACATTTATATTGGAAGTTGATGTTAATACCACAACAACAACTAATATGGCTATTGAAGTTCTTTTTGCTATTGGTACTGATTTCTCATTTACATTTTTTATAAATGTACCAACAGTATATATTTATTCAGCCTTACCAACTGGTAATTAGGTTTGAATTCCTTTAAAAATCAAAGCTTTTAATATTTTCACATAAATATTATGATTTATTAATTTAATAAAAATTAAAATTGGTTATACATACCAAATAAAAATGTATTACTTAGTTACTCGGTGGCTAAGTTATTTCTCAGGAAAAATGTTATTTATAATGATGTTGTTTATTCTTGTTCTCACTATTAAATAGGTTTTGTACCTACGATATTAAAGTTCAGGATATCCTGAGCGCTCGTAGAGAAATTTGTCCTATTAGATTTATCTGCATATTGCACATAGCTGAGAACTTTATATTAAGAATAGGCAGCGGAGTTATTTATTAACCGAC